GAGTGATTAACATACGTGGCCAAATTCGCCACTTATCGATTACTGAGGAGTCAATAGTGTTATACCATGCTGGTTCCTCATTTGTACTTCTATCAACTTCTATTATATTTACTTGGTCACTTTTCTTTACCATTTTGAAGCTCCTCAATTTTATTTGAGTTGTTTTTTATTCTTGTACTGTTATTTATAGGAGTATGATCAAAAATTATCTTCTCTATCTTGAGAAAATCGATACGTTCATTAGGAACATATCTCCACACGTAATCTCCATCTAGTTCTCCACCAGACTTAGTAACACCAAACACCGTCTGTGTGTAACCTATTTTAACTATTAACGCACGTTCTCCATCTATAAGAACATGATCGCCCTCTTGAAACTGTTTGTTCATGGAAAATGCAATACCTTTACTCATTTTAGTTGCAAAGTCCTTTATCATAAACCCTATGATAACGATCATCACCATACCAATGTACGGTAACAGAAATTCAGTAATTTCTAATGCAGCTGCATTTGGCGACAGTATGTCCATTAACTTCTGATCCTTCTGTTTTGCGCTTCTATTCTTTCATTTTCTTCTTCAATAAACTTCATCAGTAATCCTACGTATATTTCCCTTTCCCATGGCAACATTTCTTCTAACTCTGTTATACTCCAATTATGATGTTGTTTTAGTGCAAAATTTGTCTTATAGAAGTTATACAGAGAATCATGAGAAAGGGCTATACGAAAAAACTTTCTAGTCCCTCTATAACAATATTATTTTTCTTCTTAGTTTTTGGATTCTTAACCTCAACCTCATGTAACAGTTTCGGCATTGTATCAAAAAAATTAGTAAGTTTTTCAAAATCTTCCTGACTGAAACTTTCTACAAAATCATTCATTTCCTTTTCAGTGGTGTCAACTTTATTATAAACTGTCTTACCATCATGAATTTCTGATATGCAACTTGTAATCATAGAAAAAATCTGTTTAACTTTTCCGTCTGCGCCAAACCCTGTCATGTCTTTTAGTGTAGGGTATCTCATAACAATTTTAACAGAATCATTAATGTCAATTACGTTGGTGTGTTCTTCTTTCATCTGAATACCAACGTCTTCAAGATTTAACTCTATTTCTACTCTGGTCTTTTCATCATCTGGACATAACACGTTTAGTTTTACAGAATCTCCAACAGATTTTCCACGCAATTTTAGAAAGATGTATTCTATGTCAAACATGGGGGCAGAGTATGGTTCTATTGCACCAAAAGTACACTCTGTTACTATGTTTGCAAATGCCCTTTCTATTTCTTGTGCATCATCTGATTCTTGCGCCATCATTAGAAGTTTCTGTTCTTTGATGAGCCAAGGTCTAAATTTTATTGACTCTCCAGTAGAAGGTAACTGTAATTCATATTGGGTATTATTAAGTTTAGGTAGTGCCATAATTTTTCATCCTTTAATAATTATAAACGGTTTAGAACAGCAGGTAACGCCCTACTGATGTTTCGCTCCACAGTATTTGTAATTGTTTGTCCAATCCGATCTGCCAAACTAGGTGGTTTTTGATTTATGTCAAGAGACTCCCAATATCTAAAATTCATTGAGATTCCCCAATTTATAATCCCTGTACTGTCGTAGGACAGGGTAACATCTCCAAGGGTAGATGGAAACGCTTCGTGTAATTTTAGACCATAGGTTCTTTGCATCTGTCTGTTTAAAAGATAAATGTCTACTTGACCAACATAGTCGTTGTAGTATCCCATGTTAAAAGTCTGTTGATTAAATGCCGCATATTGCCACTTTTCAAACATCACTCTTTCTTGTGCATCTGTAGAACTTTGAAACGCCATCTCTACAGTATCAGAGAACTGTATTCCTGATGCAACTTGCCGTCTTGGGCCATAGATGTTTGTATCATCTTCAGTAGAAAGTATTCTGCCAGGAAGGGTAATTGAACCACATCTCATGGAAATTGTACTGATTTCTCTTGTAGATACACCCTGTACTTGATCTCTTAATTGATTTTGACTTTCTGTTCCACCAGATGACGGTACTGGTCTATGTATCACAACTTCATATTTATTTGGATTTGCATAGTTACCTTCTGCCACACGAAACTGAGATAGTATATCATTTAACACACCAAATGCGGCGCCTTCTAAAAACTTAGGTATAACTGCCATTAGATCATACTCCTAGAATCTTTCCATACTTCTCCAGCGCCGGCCTTCTTGAACCTCTGTACTGGAAGTAGTGTTGCAATAGTAAATTCATCGGCATCAATTCTACGAAACTGTGATTTGGTCTGCCCTGCCAAATACCTATGTAGTGTAGGTTTTATTAAGTTAACTTTTTTTAGTTGACTATAATCTGCTACTATACGAGTAGATTCATCAAACTTAGTATTGTTACTATAGTCTACCAATCGGTCTAATAGTTTAATTCGTAGGGGTATAGGTAGGTAGTGCATATTGATACCTAAAAACCCATCTGGATAGTTTTCTATTGGAAGTACTAAAGGAAACGTATCGTAGTATGGTAATTTCTTTTTGTGTTTCGGATCATAGAGGAACATATTCAACTTACCATAGAATGGTTTGTTGTCTCTTTTACCATCACGTATCAAATCTAAAGGTCTGGGAGTCCCAAATTCCTTAATCTTATCCCGATACCATTGGGTAGACCTAGGGCGCCCTCTTACTTCATCTTTTACCGCTTGCATGTATTTACTAATTGCCATACTACTATTTATACGATATACCTAGATGATCCTCATTAAGCACTTTGAATTCTATTCCATTAATGTCACAAAATTGGGTTGCATATTTCCATTTTGCCTCATTTACCGCCCATGTTTTAACTGCTTTGTAAAATCTGTTTGTTTTTCTGGTAGGAACTTTTGGTGGGCCACATTGAACTTTTGGTTTAATCTCTATGATTGATTTCTCAGTAGTACCATCATGTTTTTTTACTTTAATATAGAAATCTGGATAATATCTATGGACTCTACCATCTACTGGTGATAAATATGGTATGATGATCTCTTCACTTCCCCACTCCAGTATTGCATTATTAGTATCGCAGTATACCATGAATTTTCTTTCCCAGAGAGAACGATACGTTATACGATGGGGATCACCTTTATATTTTTTTGGGTTAATTGGTGTATATTTACCGCTATATGCCATAGTTAAAATACCTAAATAGTTTCATAGTAAGGATATTTAGACATGACAATAGGTAACGCTATCAAGAATCAAGTCGCTGGTGCGGTTGCAAGACAAACAACTAGAACTGTATCAGGTGGATTAAAAAGGGTAATGGGAAACATACCCGGCATGTCCGTAGGTAAAGGTTCTGACAATTCTGCATTTAGTGGTTTAAACAATTCAAGTAGTACCATGAATTTATCATATCCATTGAACGTGGAAAGTGATGATCAACAAGGTCACTATGTGATGTTTATGATAAATTCCACCACACAACCAAAGATTTCAAAGGGTGGTAAAACTGGTGGTAAGCCAGGAGTAGAAGATCAGGATCAACAAGGAGCGCCAGGCGCTGGGAAAAGAAGTCAAGAGAGAATGAGAAGTGCAGGCAAAGGTATAGTTATAAAAAGACCTCCTACGTATCGTTTGGAAAAGGCGATATCTCTTTATATGCCGCCCTCGGTCAAAGTTAATTATGCATCCAAATATAAAGACGATGAAATAGGTGCAGTAACGCAAAGTAGTGTGGAAGCGGTCAATGCTGGAATTGAAGCGTTTCGTTCTGGATCATTACCCTCTATGGGAACTGTAAAGAAAACTGCAATATCACTAGGTAGATCGGCAGCATTTACTGCGACACAAAATGCAATGAAAACCGCAGATGCAACAGTCATGCAAGGACTTCAAACATCTATTCAACTCTCCTCTGGAAGAATATTATCTAACAAGATGGAATTGATGTTTACAGAGGTTGGTCGTAGAACTTTTAATTTTTCTTTTAACTTTCTTCCTAAGAGTGAAGAAGAAGCGGCGATGGTAGAAAAAATAGTTCACACATTTAAAAGACACATGTTACCAGCGTATGAGAATGGTAGTTTTGGTGCGGTTTCTTCTACACAAGGAAGAGTCATGAGAATACCAGATACTTTCGATATTCAATACATGTGGCACTCTTCAGAGAATCCTTGGATAAACAAAATTTCAACGTGTTATCTTACCAGTATGGATGTTGAATATGGTGGTGACAAATATGCGACATTTGAACCATCAAAAAATAAAGATGGTAAGGTAGGTACACCTCCTATGAAAACAGCAATAAGTTTAACTTTTGATGAAATAGAAAAGATTACAAGAGAACGTGTAGACGAGGGTTTCTAATAATGTATTTTGACGCATTTCCAAAAATATATTACGATGGAAAAGGTACTGGTGATCATAAAGTGGTCACTAACCTATTACGCCGTGTTGGTGTTCGGGCGCATGTAAAAACAAACGCCTCACTTTTTGACACTTACGATGTTAAAGAGGGTGACTCTCCAGAGAGTGTTGCATTTAAGATGTATGGAGACTCAAATTTGCATTGGGTTATTTTGTTACTTAATGATATCACTGATCGTTATCATGGGTGGCCAATGTCTACACCACAATTCTTAGCGTTTGTCAATGAGAAATATTCTGATCCAAATGGTGTACACCATTATGAGATATCGGCAACTTCTGGAGACACTACAAAGAAAATCAATATAGGAACAAGTAACACTGATTACCCTAGTGCAACGGTAATAACAAACATTGAGTACGAAGAATGGTCACAGGATCAAATTAGACAGATCAGACTTATTGATCCCGGCTATATACAACAGTTCATTAAAGAATTTAATGACCTTATGCAAGAGAGCGCCTTTTAATGACGGACACTGAGAGTATCGGCCGCACTGGTGATTTTAGATTAGATGAAACTAAAATTATTACAGTCGATGGCACAGAAATAGAT